TCACGGTGAGAACCGGGGTTCGAATCCCCGTAGGGACGCCACAGACTGCCAACAGTCCGAGCTGACGCGATAATGAATGCGGCAGCTCAGGCTGGCTGGATCAAGGTCGATACGCTCGACCATCGCTTGCAGCAGTAATCCCCAATCTCCAGCCTCGCCCACTTGCTCGAAGGTATCGAGCAAAGACCGGATTGTTTCCGGGCCGATTGTGGCGGCGGCCTTTCTGATTTCGATTTCCTCGTCCATCTCGGCAATTTCGGCCAGAAGCCGCTTGCGGTCGCGTTCCAGCTCGTCGATTTTCCGCATCGCAGGCGCCGGATCTTCCAGCATGAGCGCGGCGTTCATGGCTTTGCTGATCATGCCGTTGAGCTGCACCAGCTTGGCTTGAAGCTGCTTGCGCGGCTCGATGACGATTTCCGTCCGCGCATTCGCATGCGCTATCAGTTTTGCGACTAGGCCATCACTGCGCAGGTGCTCCATGAGGGCGCCGGTAACGGCGCGCTCGACAACTTCGGCCCGAACGTGGCGGCTGGGCTGATCGCGGAATCGATAATATTTGCCGTTACAGTTCCACAGGCGGCCATCCGGGTGCCGAAGCAAGGCGCCGAGCATGTGGCCGGATACGGCGCGCTTTGCTTCGCTGACGGCGCGGCCGACGTCGCTGTTTTCCATCGCGCTGAGTATTCGCTCGGCTTCATCGCGCGTGATGAGCGGCGGATGGGTGTCATCTTTGATCACCCATTCTGAGCGCGGCCGGCGCTTGCCTTGCCCGCGATAACCGCCCTCCTCGCTCAGCTCGCGGTGGACGTTCCAAACGGTGCAGCCGGCGTAAGTGAGCGCGTTCCATTCCACGCCGATCAATGACGTGACGGACATCGTGATATTGAGATCCCGAACCACTTTCGCGCGCGGCACTCTCGCGGCACGTTGGCGCAGGTATTTCTGCGCCAGCTCGGCATCGACACCCAGCGCGAGCTGCGTCTTGGTGATTTCCCGCCCTTCGCGGACGATGCCCTGGCCGATGTGCTTGAGCTGATAGCCCCACGGCGCGCGGCCGCCGGCGCGGAATCCGCGTTGAACGTTCTGGCGCATGCCGGCTAAGCCTTTGTCCCGGCTCATCAGGCTATGAATCTGGCCCTGCGCTCGATAAATCGAGGTCAGCAGGATGTGCGTCATCGGATCAACTTCGGGAATGTTCGCGTAGATGATCTCGACGCCGTGCTTATGCACTTCGTGGTCGACCATGCCGTTGATCCAGCCGGCGCGGCTGAGGCGATCGGTATCGCGAACCAGCAAGCGGTCCCAGCCTCGCGATGAATTGCTAATGGCGGAAAGTAAGGACTGGAACCCGGGCCGATCTTGATCCCGGCCGGACTCGACGAGGTCAACAAATTCTTCAACGATGACCAAGCCGCGCTCGGTTGCGAGCTGAGTCAGTAGCTCACGTTGATCCTGGGTCGATACGTCTTTCCGGTCTTTGCTCGATCGTAAATACAGCGCAGCGCGATGTTGCTTGCTGGGGCTTGTCATGCTCGGCCTCTGCGGATTGCGGCTTTGTTCGGCGCTCGACGCGCTGAAGCAAAGCTAGCACGTCGCGCAAGCCCTCAGCCGAAGGCTCTCCGACTGGTGGCAGCATTTTTATGGTTTCAACGCGCCGCGGCATGTGCGGCCAGCAAACTGACAGTGTCAGCGGCGTTTTGATGATGGCCTGCGCCGCGATGCGCTCTTACGCATTCGCGAACGTTGAGGCCCGTGCGCCACAGATTGGACTTAGCCATCGCCTAGCCCCGAGATTCCGCTTCGATGTCCCGAAGCGCCCACAAAATGGCCTGCGTTTGGCGTAGTGCCTTTCGAACTTGCGCCGCTGTGGCGAAGTGGATCTTGCTCATCTCAGCGCGCATGAAGGCGCGTTTGATGGCGTGCTCCACTTCTTGGTCGAAGATGTCGACCAATCTGGTGATCGGCATCGCGGGCACTTCTGCGTGCTTCCCCATGGCCCGGGCCGCGAATGCGGCTTCAATTTGTTGCGGAGTCATCTGCACGGCCGGCACGTCCACTGTGTTCATGATTTTCTCGATGAGGAATCAGGGGCCGCGGCCGCTTTCGAGGCGCGCGATTCCGCCGCCGCTTCGGTGAGCATCGCGGCGAGCCGTTCGGCTTGTTCGGGCATGAGGCCGGGCGAGCGCGAGGTCATGCCATCGTTGTGCATCAGCACGGCGGTGCTACCGTCTTTGGTCAGCATCACGCCGATGTGGACGGTGTGCACCACCATCCAGACGCCATCACGCAGCGTTTGCGCGGGCGCCGGCCGGGCGGTTGCGTACCTCTGGCTAGGTTCAGTGGCCATGGGTACTCCGGATTAATGCAGCCAACCGACGGCGAGGCCATAGCGCGTGCAGATCAGGCGCAGGCCGCGCGCCGCAAGGCGCTTCTGTGCTTCTCTCACGCTCATGTGGCGGGGGAATTCGGCGCGGCTGAGTGGCATCGGGCCGCTCATGGCGTGGCCTCGATGGCGAGATCCAGATATCGCCAGCCATTGCTGCGGATCTTCTGAATGCCGGCGTCGGCGATTGCGGTGCCCCACTGATTGCTGGTAGCGGGCACTGGTTTGATCTGTTGGCTTTCGCACCAGCGGGTGTAGGCCAAGTACAGATCCAAGCTTTTGACGCGGCTGTTCGGCTCGCGCCGGGTGCAGGCGCGAAGGAATTCGGCAATGCCCGCGGTGCCGCCGGTTTTAGTAGCAGGCTGGGCCGGGCTGGTATTGCTTTGCTTGATCTTGGCGGGCAGACCGAGCAAGGCGCGGCCTTTGATGGTGAGGCTTTCTTCGATGATCATCAGCTCGCCGAGCGCCTGCTCGATGCGGCGCAGATCGGGCAACGTCACCTTTAGGTTCAGCGTGAAAAGGTGATCCTTCTTGAGTTCGGCAATCAATTCACCGGCATCTTGAGAAAGGCCGGCGACCCGAACGACGTAATCCGCTGCGCCGACGCTGCCGGGTGCATCGCCAGCGGCGTAGTGCTCGGGCAGATCAATTGAAAGCGCGAAGGCGCCCGCGTTCGCGGATACCTCGTGAAGGCAGTCAATGATCTCTTTGCGCCGCTCCTGTGCGTATTGCCGGCACGCCGGCGCCAGTTCGGCCCAGGCTTCGGCACGCAGGCGGATTTCTCGTTCGGTCGCGGTTTCGGTTATTGCCGGTGCGGGCGTTTGCGGATCGGCTTCGGGGCCATCAATCGGCGTAAACAGCGCGCCATCCGCCGGCGGCGCATCCGCCACTTGCGCGCGCCGCTGCTCGGCGGCCGCGAGCGCAGCTTGTGCCTGGCGTTGGTCGGCCGCGGCGGCTTGCTTCTTAACTTCAGCCAGCCGCTCGGCGATGAAGGCGCGCGTCAACGCGCCGCCGAAACGCTCCGGCCGGGTGGCGCGTTCGATCAAATCTTCCGCAATGCCAGTGTGGTACTCGAACACCTGATGAATGCCGTGGGCGATTTCCACATCCACGATCACGCCGTCGTCCACCAGTTCACGCACGGCGGGGTTGAGGCGCGCAATGCCGGCGCGCTTGCTGACCCAGCTATTGGACTTGCCCAGACGCTCGGCCGCCAAGCTCAACGCGGACGCATCCGCCGGCAGTTCTCCGGCCTCGATCTGCGCCCGGAAGTACGCGATCAGCTTGCCGCAACCGGCGGCCAGCTCCGGCAAGCTGAGGTCTGCGCGCTGCAGGTTTTCGACGATCTGCAGCACCGATATATCGGCATCGCTGAGGTCGCTACGAATGAGCGCGGGGATTTCCGCGAGACCGGCGAGCTGGGCGGCGCGCCAGCGACGTTCGCCGGCAATCAGACGGTACTGCGGCCCGTCGAGGTCTATTTGCTCGCCGACTACTTCCGTGAACGGGCGGACGACGATCGGCTGAATGACGCCGAGATCACGGATGGATGCGGCCAGCTCAGACAGCGCAGCATCATCAAACGCGTGGCGCGGCTGGGCGGGATCAGGGGCGATCGCGCGCAGCGGGATCGCGGCAATTTCAAGTGTGGCCGTCATGAGGGTTTCCGGTTTGGACACAGGCGGTTGGCGCGCTCGGTGGCGGCATCGAGCGCTTGTTTGCGGTAAGGGGCTTCGATCACGCGTTCGACGTAGCCGCCGTGGATCACAAACCCGGCGTAATGGCCCGGGCCGCGTTCGTACTCGACGTGGACCTGCACCGATGCACCGGCCGCTTTCGCTTGGGAAATGGCGCGCCTCATGTGCCCGACTCCACCACCGCGATCTGCTTCCGGCACTCTTCGCGCACGGCGTCGATCACGCGGGGCATCAGATCCGGCGCGGCGACATCCAGCCCGTATTCGGCGCCGATGCTGACCCAATCCACCTTGCCGCCCCGCTCCATGCAACGCACGCAGTCGTGCAGCAGTTCGAGCATGGCGGCGTGTTCTTGGCTGATGCGGTCTGAGTGACTGATCAGCGCGGTGTTTAGGCTGCTCATGGCTGGGCCTCGGTAGCGGGGCTGGGCTGGCCATTTCCTTGTCGAAGCTGAAGATCAAGCGAAAGACGATGGACGTCTGCGAATTGAGCGTGGTTTTGCGCCAGTTGGAGTTCGCGCTGCAGCCGGACGTTTTCCCGGCAGAGGGCGTCGTTCGCTTCATCGAGCTGGACCAGTTCGGCGTGTAGCTGAGCCGTGGTTAGCGCGTTCCAGCGGTGTTTTTTCTCGCCGCGTTGAAGGTCCGTCATGTCTGCTCTCCTGTAGAGCCGCTTCGCGCGGCAATCCGTAAGAACACAATACGGTTATCCGTAAATCTTAAGCAACGGATTTCCGTATTTTCCCGACGAACGGTATTTACCGCGAAACACGAAGTAGCAGTTGGCGCCTGTTACAGGATGCTGGCGCTATGATTAGGACCATCGCAGGGAGCGACTCAGTGATCTTGAATCGGATATTTCTGGCGGGAATGCTTTGCGGTGCACTCAGCGGCTGCTGGGATCAAACCCCGTATTGGCGCGCCGACGAAAACATTCCCTTATTCGGGGCGTTAACGAAAAAGCCGATTGACTGCAAACACTTCAAGTGGCGTAACAATGCCGATAAGGGCCGCGGCTATGAATACAGCGTGCGCTGTACGCAAGACGGCAAGGAATGGACTCAATATGAAGTGGTACCCGTTTCCGGCAGCGTTACGCCTTCACCAGCAGGGATCGTTGATCCCCATCCGGAATACAGTAAGACCTTCTCGCTTTACGATGCCGACACGGCATACCGCTTAGCTCAGAACCAGCCGTCACAAGCCGTTACACCATCGACACCGGAACTAAGTCAGTCCGAACTGAAGACGATGATTGCAGCGCTTGCCAATCTCAATGGCCTGCTTTGCGCGGAGGTCCGCGAGGTACACCCGCTAAAAGCCGAAGACGTCTATGAAGTGACGTGCCTTGCGTACCGCGGCAGCACTGCGACGAAGGCTTACGTGTTGGATGCGAAAAAAGGCGCGATGTGGGCGATTTGATGCCGGATCAGCCCAATGCCTTATCGGTACCGTCTTTCACTTGCGACCACGATACCTACGATTCGGTAATGGGGCGGTAGCAGCTGAACCTGGAATTGCGGATTGAGGGGGCGCAATAGCCAATCGCCGCCGTCTTTGACCAGTTGTTTGAACGTTGCTTCTGCTGCTCCGTTGGCGACGACAACGTAGTCGCCCGGGCGCGGCTCCAAGTCTGGATCAACAATGATGATGGTGCCGGGTGGAAACTCTGGCGCCATGCTGGTGCTTTCGACACGCAGAGCAAAGCCGCGGGCACCGACGCGAACCGTGGTATCGATCCGCTCGCAAACGCTTAGGTCCTCAGGCTCTACCGCGGCCGTATAAGGACCGGCCTGAACCCATGAGATCAGCGGAACGGTGCTGCGAATCGCCGGTCCACTTCCGACGTCAATATTCGTTTCCCGCATCGGTAAAATCCCTTTCGATAACCATTCGGCACGCACCTTCAGCGCTGCGGCAATTTCTACCAGCCGTCGCGGCTGCTCCGTCTTGCCGCTGACGATGTCTCGCCACGTGGTGTATTTGATGCCGAGTCGGGTGCGGAAATCGCCCTCTTCGATGCCGGCTTCTTTGAGTGCAAAGAGAATTCTGGATTTAACGGAGTTCATTGTTCGACGATAACGGTGTTCCGTAACGGATGCTCGTTGCAATCACAAGCGGATTTCCGTAGATTGGCTGCATGATCAACTGGAAATCCGTCATTTCCGACCTTGAGTCGCGGGGCTGGACTCGTCATGCGCTGGCAGAACATTGCGGCCTGCGCTACTCCACGTTGTGCGATCTCGCTAACGGCCGCAGTTCGGAGCCGAGGGGGAATGCGGCGGTCAAGCTCAATGACCTGCACCGCGCCAATCGAATAACGGCGGATTCGAGACGGGCTTTGTGACGTGATCTGGCTCGCTCTTCTGCTCGTTATCTTTTTCCTCGTGCTCGGCTGGGCGTTATGTCGCGTCGCCGACATCGCCGACGGGGAAGACGAATGAGCCGAAACGCTGCTTACCTTTAATCGGAGAATCCCCGCTATGAGTTCATTTCCAGCGTTGACTGTTTTGGAGCAATCCCCGGCACGCATCCAGATTGCGTTCGAGCTTTGCCGAGCTGCGCAGAGCATCGAGCTGGCAGAAGCGGTGAAGCAGGTCATTGAGGCTGAGAAGCTGGCAAACGCCAGCCCCTCAGCGGTAGCAACGGCTGGCAGCGCAGTTAGTCGTTTAGTGCCGCACGAATGACTTTTATGGCTGCCGCCAATTGTTCTGGCGTGAAGAGCGGACTCCCCTCTGAACTCACGAGATTCCCGGACGTAAGCCCGGCGGCGACGATCTGGCCTACGACGTGGTCCCGTGCTTCCTCTTGGCGGTTTGTTGCCATTGCTGAACTCCTTTTCGCTGCGATGGTGGAACGCGGAGCGTATCAACAACGCGCACCACTCCTCCGAAGGGGCACCGCTGCCCTTTCGTCCCTGTCCCGGTGGCACCGCACCGGGTTTTTTAATGCTTGTTTCCATTCGTGTTCCTGGGTGATTCGGCGCCTGTCATCGGCCCCCTTTTTTTACCCCACGAAGGTTGTACCGGGTTGTACCGGAATCCGGTGCTGAGCGGGACATGACCCAAGAAACGCTTTGGTTGGATACGTGGATCGACGCCGTAAAGGCGGTGATTGATGCCTGTGGCGGGCCGAAGAAGGTGGGTGTGCATCTGCGCCCTGACCTGCCGGCCGACGATGCCGGCGAGTGGCTGCTGAAGACGCTGCGCCCGAACCGGCGTGAGGTGCTGAGCGCGCCGCAGTTGATCGAGCTGCTGGCTTTAGGCCGCCGCAATAACTGCGATGTGCTCGCGGCATTTGTGGCGGATCGCACCGGCTATGACGCGCCGAAGCCGATGCGGATTGAAGCCGAGACAGAGCGTGTCACGGCAAACCTGAGCACGATGATGGCGCACATGACGCGCGAGATGGACCGCCTGCAGCGCTTGCAGCAGTTGGTGGTCGGCAATCAGTTGAAGCAGTAATGCGTAAGCGCTGTCTGCCCCCCGCCCCCTTATCGAAGACGACGCCTCACAGGCGTCCGCGCTGCATCTGCCCTATTCAGACGCGGGTTGCCGGGCGGGTGGGTCCCTCTGGCGAGGGTCGCTGCGGGTACAAATGGCCGCGATCTCTGTGTAGACAGCGCGCCTCAAAGTTACTGAAACGGGCTGGCTGAGCATGCACGCGAATTACGATAGCGTCGTCAAGCAGCTAACCTCCGCCGGCCTGATCATTCGCGGCAATCTCCGTTTCGGGTCGATCGTGCGTTGCGGCGTTAAAGGCGATCGCGAAAAGCGCGCCTGGTATTCGCTGCACGGAATCATCACCGATGCTGGCGATAGCCTCATCGTCGGCAGCTACGGGATCTGGCGCGGCAACGATTCCGGCTCCAGAAAGATCGATCTGGACAAATCCAGCAAGCTCACCGATCAGCAACGCGAATCCCTCCGCAAGCGGCTGGCGGATGATCGCCGCGCCGCGGAGCGTCAGCGCGCGGCCGAAGCCAAGCGGGCCGCAGCGCGGGCGGAGGCGATCTGGTCGCGCCTGTCGATCGAAGGCGAATCCGCGTATCTACGCCGGAAAGGCGTGCTCGGTCACGGTGTTCGGTATTCGGCAAAGGGCGCAATCGCGATCCCGATGCAAGACGCCAGCGGCAGCATCCACGGGCTGGAAATCATCCGCGACAAAGCTTCAGCCGATCAGCAGCGCAAACCCGCGAAGGAATTCTGGCCGAAGGGCTGCGTCAAGAAAGGTCACTTCTTCCTGATCGGCGCGCCGAGCTGGATCATCCTGATCGCCGAAGGCTACGCCACCGCCGCTGCGCTGTACGAAGCCACCGGCCACCCCGTCGCCGTGGCGTTCGATGCCGGCAACCTCGCTGCCGTCGCCACCGCACTGAGCGCGCGCTATCGCGGCTGCAAATTCCTGATCTGTGCCGATGACGACGCCCTCGCGCGTTGCGAACCCTGCGGCGAGCCCGTGTTTTTGGCCGATCACCCGGCCGAATGCCCGCATTGCCACCAGCCGCACAAGCGCAAGAACACCGGCATCGTCGATGCCAGCGCGGCCGCACTCGCCGTGTCCGGGGCGTGGGTCAAGCCGGTGTTTGCCGATGAAGACGGCCGGCGCAGCACCTTCGCGGCCCGCGGCATCAAGCGCACCGATTTTAACGATATCGCCACCGTCGAATCCGCCGCCGTCGTACGGGCACAGATCGACGCCCGCCTGGCTGAGCTGCGCTGGTCGCCGCGTACCTGGGCCGCGCAGGCCATCCCAACCACCGGGGGCGAGGGGCAAGAGCCGCTCAAGCCGATCGCTTCGCTCCAGCATCTGCTGGATCGATTCAGCCTCGTTTACGGCATGGGCGGCGTCACGTTTGATGCGCAAGAACATCAGCTCGTGTCGCTGTCGGACATGCGCGATGCCTGCACCCACCGCGAGCTTCACCGCGCCTGGCACGAACACCCGGATCGCACCATCGTGCGCATCAAAGAAGTTGGGTTCGATCCCACCGAGCGCGATCCAGACATCCGCTGCAACCTGTGGTCTGGCTGGCCCACCGCGCCGAAATCCGGCAGCTGCGAACGCCTGCTCGAGCTGCTGCGCTACATGTGCAGTGGCGATAAACACGCCTCCGGCCTGTACGAATTTGTTCTCAAGTGGCTCGCCTACCCGCTCCAGCATCACGGTGCGAAGATGAAGACCACCATCGTGCTGCACGGCCCGCAGGGCGCCGGCAAAAACCTGTTCTTTGAAGCCTACATGTCCTTGTACGGCCACTACGGCACCGTCATCGGGCAAGACGCGATTGAAGACAAGTTCAACGACTGGGCTAGTAAAAAGCTGTTTCTGATCGCCGATGAAGTCGTCGCCCGGTCGGATCTTTACCACGTCAAAAACCGGCTCAAGTCTTTCATCACCGGCGATGTCATTCGCATCAACACCAAGAACGTCGGCGCGTATGCCGAGCGCAACCACGTCAATCTGGTGTTCTTGTCGAACGAAATGATGCCGGTGGTGCTCGAAGAAGATGACCGCCGCCACTGCGTCATCTACACGCCGGAAAAGCTCGATCGCGAAGTCTACAAAGCCGTGATCGCCGAATTGGAAAACGGCGGCGCACAAGCGCTGCATCACTACCTGCTGCACCTGCCCATGGGGGATTTCGACAACGCCACGCTGCCGCCGCAGAGCGATGCCAAGAAAGAGTTGATCAATCAGTCGATGGATTCCACCAGCCGCTTCTGGTACGCGCTGGAAGCCGGCGAACTGATCCCCGGCAAGCTCGGCCCAGCACTCTCAACCGACGTCTACCAGCTCTATCACGCCTACTGCCGCCGCTACGGCATCAAAGCCGCGCCGCTGCCGCGCCTGGTTAACGTCCTCAAGCGCAAGCACGGCGCCACGGAAGACCGCAAACGCTACACCGCGAATTTTGACACCAAAGGCCCGCACGGCTTCCTGTTCCTAGGCGATCTGGAACAGCCATTGGAACAGCGTGAAGCCGATTGGTTGGGCGAGCGCGTCACCGCCTTCCGCACCGCCATGCGGGACTACATCGGCGAGGCAACCCATGGTTGATCACTTCGCCTGTGCGGCATGTGCGGTATCGCGTGCGGCATGCCGTGCGGCGTCAAACGCCCGTGGTTATTGGATTGTGCGGCATGTGCGGCAACTTTCCCCTCGCGTGTGTGTGCACGTGTGCCCGCGTACGTGGGCGCGCCGCCGGGCGCGCGTGAACGTGCCGCACATACCGCACAGCCTTACACGGCGTGGGTTTCATGGCGCACAAGCTGCCGCACACCGTGCCGCACAGGCCGCCGCAGCCCTGCGTCCGGCTACGCGCGCGTTCACTTCTCACCTTTCGTTTCGAAAAAAAAGAGGTGGTGTATGAATAACCTCCCGGAAACCGCCACCTTCAGCGAATTCGCCGGCATCGCCGGCTTCAAGCCCAGCTACATCACCCAGCTGCGCAAAGATGGCCGGCTCGTGCTCACCCCCAACCAGCGCGTGCGCGTCGCCGAATCACTCGCCCTGATCGCCGAAACCAAAGACCCCAGCAAGGCCGGCGTCACGGCCCGGCACGCTGCCCAGCGCGGCGAAACCACGGCGCCCGGCGTGGGCAATGATCCGAACGACGACGACACCACCAACCCCAAATACCAATCCGCCCGCGCCCTCAAAGAGCACTACCTCGCACTGGCCGCCAAGCGGGACTACGAAGTCAGCATCGACAAACTGCTGGCCGCCGAAGACATCGCCGCCACCGTCGCCAACGCCGTTGTCACCTTCCGTACCCAGCTTGAGAGCCTGTCCACCCTGCTCGCCGGGCAAGTCGCCGCCGAGCCGGACGAAGGCCGCTGCCGCGCCTTGATCGCCGAAGCCCACGAGCACGCCCTCGGCGAGATCGCAAAAAAGTTTCGCAAGCTCGTCCCAGGGGAACCCGTATGAACCGCGCACTCGCTCTCCTCGCCCCGGTCATCGCCCGCGCCATCGAGCCGCGGCAGCCGCTCACCGTCAGCCAATGGGCGGATCTGCACCGGGAGATGTCCGCCAAAACCAGCAGCAAGCCCGGCAAGTGGCAAACCCGCAACAACCCGCCGCTGAAAGAGCCGATGGACTGCCTCTCCAATCACTCCGGCGTGCAAATCGTCTCGCTGATGTTCCCGATCCAGTTCGGCAAGTCCGAAATCGCCGTCAACGCGCTCGGCTACACCATGGATCACGACCCCTGCCCGGTCATGGTCTGCCTGCCCGGCGAGGTCAGCCTGCAAAAGTGGGTCGATCAAAAACTCAACACACTGATCGAAGAAACCGAAGCCGTGCGCCGCGCGCTCGTCAGCACCGCCAGCCGGGACGGCGCCAACCGGCGCGAGTTCAAAGACTTCGGCGGCGGCCAGCTCTACATGGAGCACGCCGGCAACCCCAAACGCCTGAAGCAAACCACCGTCCGCCGTTTGATCGTTGACGAGCTCGATGAATTCGCCGCCAGCACCCTCGGCGGCGATGATCCCGTCGCCATGCTTGATGGCCGCACCTCGGCTTATCCCGTCAACTACCAGCGGCTCTACATCAGCACGCCGCAGCTGCTCGGCACCAGCCGCATTCACGAGCTGTACGAAGCATCGGATCAGCGTCAGTACCACGTGCCCTGCCCGCACTGTGGCCACCTTCAGCCGCTGGTCTGGGCCGGGCTCCATTACAGCCCCGGCGGCGGCCGCGCCTGGTACGTCTGCTGTGAATGCGCCGCCGTGATTGAAGAGCACCACAAAACCGCGATGATCGCCGCCGGCCGCTGGGTGCCCAAACACCCGGAGCGCAAAACCCGCGGCTACCACATCAACTGCCTGTACTACTCCATCGGCCTCGGCCCGCGCTGGGCCGCCCTGGTCGAAATGTGGATCGATGCCCAAAAAGACCCGGCCCGGCTCAAGACCTTCATCAATGATCGTTTAGCGGAGCCGTTTGAAGACCCGGCCATGCGCGCCGTCAAACACAACCTGATTGCGGACCGCGTTGAGCCCTACGCGCTCCGTACCGCCCCGGAAGGCGTGCTGGCGATCACCGCCGGCGTGGATACCCAAGACAACCGCCTCGCCGTCCACCTCATCGGCTGGGGCGTCGGCATGGCCGCCTGGACGATCGACTACGTCGAAATCCCCGGAGATCCGCAGAACGATGAGGTCTGGTCCAAGCTCGTTGATCTGCTGAACAGCCCGATCCAGCACGCGCTCGGCGGCACGCTGAAGGTCGAGGCCACCGCCATCGATGCCGGCGGCCACCGCACCGAAGCCGTTAAACACTTCGTCCGTGCCCGCCGCGTCCGCCGGCCGATGTGCATCTTCGGCGCCGTGCCCAACAACGCCCCCGTGCTCAGCAAAGGCAAGCTGCAAGACGTCACCTGGAAAGGCCGGACCGATCGCCACGGCGTCACCATCCACCACGTCGGCACCGTCGGCATCAAACACCTGCTGTACGCGCGCCTGTCCACGGATGCTGACAAACCGCTGGACCAACGCCTCGTCCGCTTCAGTGACCAACTGGATGCCGACTACTTCGCCGGCCTTGTCTCAGAAACCTACAACCCGGCCAAAAACCGCTTCGAAAAACGCCGCGGCGGCGCCCGCAACGAGCCGCTCGATACCTGGGGTTACGCCTACGCCGCCACCCACCACCCGGAGCTGCGCCTACACCGCCGCAACCGCGCCGAATGGGAGGCCGCACGCGCGCGCCTTAGCAACGCTGCGCCAACAGCCGCCACCCAACCAGCGGCGGCACCGCCAAACGCGCCACAGGCGCCACAGGCGCCCACAGGAGCGCCCACGCGCCCGGCCGCAGCCAAGCCCGCCGCAAATTCCTTTCTCCGGAGAAATCACCATGACGATTGACGTCACGCTCAGCAACAAACACGAACTCAGAAAAGTGCGAGACACCATCGTCGCCGCCATCCTGCAATGCGCCGCCCTGCCACCAGACGCCGCCAACCACCTCAGCGAAGCCATTCTCGCCGGTTTGTTTGCCGATCTCGGCGGCGCCAACGTCTACTTCCCCGTCGGCTCACCACTCGCCACCCCCGGCGTGCTCACCGCCATCGAAACCGGCCTCATCGCCGGCAAATCCTGCCGGCAGATCGCCGCAGAGATCGGCGTTTCCCGAACCACCGTCTCAAACGTCCGCAGAAAGATGGCGGAATCGGTGGCATTGAATGCGGTGATGCCGGGGGGATGATGATCACACTCCGCAGAAGTCGAATTGCGGCGAAGCTAAAGAAGCTAAGCAGATCGGTTAATCGCTCATTTGCTAGTGTCGGAACGGAAAATCTGTTTTATCGCACCGCTATTCCGTAGAATCTTCGAAGCGCGTCAAATTTATTTAGGGAGATTCACCGCGTTCATGACGAAGTCGGCAATGAGCCCCCTTTACAACCGCCTGAAAGCCCAGGGGTTTGAACGCCAGTACGTGCAGGCTGCCATGCTGCCAGACTGGTGGGAGGACGCGCTATTCGATAACCCATCGAATCGGCTAATTGCGCAAATGAGCATTGCCGGTTACATGGGCGTGCGGCTGCAAGACCTGGTCAGTGACACCGCGTCTATTGCGCCGCCGATTCAGAACGTGCGCTTGAAACGCGAAAAGAGTGCGGAGCTGCACCAGGTATCGGGCGCCGTCATAGCCGCCTTACAGGCAGCACGGATGACCGCAAGCTTGATGAAAGGCCGCCTGCCATTCACCGGCATTCGGCCCGCTCTAGAAATTCGCAACCAGTTGCTGGCGCGGCCAGACTGCATTTGGCCGGATCTATCCAACCTGCTGGATTACTGCTGGCAGCACGGCATTGGCGTCATTCACGTCACCCGCCTACCGAAAACCACTGGAGCCAAGAAGATTGCCGGGCTCGCAACGTTTATTGGCGATAGGCCCGTAATTGTTCTCTGCTCGGGTCGAGATAGCCCGGCATGGCTAGCGTTTCACCTCGCGCACGAGCTGGGCCATATCATGTGTCAGCACGTGAAACCCGGCGATGATCCGCTCGTCGACATCAAGCTAGACGGCGCCAACGAAGAGGCTCACGAACGCGAAGCGGATCAGTACGCGTTCCAGGTGTTAACCGGTTACCCCACGTTGCAACTAATCGGCCGAGATCAAAACGGATCAAAATTAGCCAGTGCGGCACAGCAATACGGCCATAACCACCGTATTCACCCCGGCACGGTAGCGCTTATTTATGGATATGGAATGAAACGGATTCCGGTCGCGCAGGCTGCATTGAGTGCAATGGGGGAAAATCACGGCGCACGGGATATTCTGGCTCGGGCATTCCGCAAACACATTGCGCTTGAAGATGTCTCAGAGAACATCCAGCGCAGCCTATCCGCAACCACCCAAATATACGGCTTAACGAGCTTCGACGACGACGCCAGCTGAAAGCGCGTCCAATGACTACGCGCACCGGCGTATTGCTGGTCGATACCGATATGCTGATCTTGCTGGCCGCCACGGGCCTGCTTGAGCGCGTCGCCACCAGCCTTGGCTACACCATTGCACAAATGCGGCGGCTACCGGCGGCACCGCATCAGATACAGAGAGGCAGGCGATTTCGCGATACCTACGGTCAAGACGTGCTTCAAAGAGTCGCGCCGATCATCAGCACAATCAAAGAAGCCGATCTACCATCAGATCTCGACCTGCTGGGAGCCCTCACAAACCTTGTAGATCCGGGTGAGGCGCAATTAATGGCAATCGCCGCCCGCGACCGCTGCACGCTGTTGGTAAGTGGCGACAAGCGTGCTATCGCCGGCCTCGCAGAATCAAATGCAACGTCGTGCATACAATCACTTCAAGGAAAAATCGTTTCGCTCGAAGCGGTGCTGTGGTCGCTATTGTCGGAAGATTCAGCCGAGGATGTGCGTAAGGCCTTTGCTCCCGTTCTTAACCATAAAACGTTAAAAATCGTATTAAGCGAGCACGCAGTTGCTGACCACAGCCGTTGCCGCGCCGGCGTTATCAGCTACTACAACGATCTGCATCGGCAAGCCAAAGGGGTGCTCTACAACCCCGACCCTGATCAGCTAGGCAGGCATGAATCATAGCGTTGGCTATTTCATTTCAGTAGCCGTGTCGAGCGCCCGCTACAAAAAACTGGCACCGTTGGCGAACGGCTCAGTGCCTTTCTTATCTGATCTTTAGTCGGAGGGTTCTGCTGCGCTTACCCGTCCCGCTCAGCTACTCACGGCGCGGCCAGCTTTGAAGCTGCTGACCAAGCAATGCCGGTGCTAATTGCTGCGACTACAGCACTGACAACGGAAGCAACTGCCGAGATTAACGCGACAAGCCAGAGTCGATTCTCTCTGCGGTGACGTTCAGCCTCCAACACCCTACTTTGAATTTCGTGCTCTGAAGCATCGTACTCAACCATGCCTTTGCCCGGGTTGTTATACGAATCTCCTGATCCTATAGATACTCCAAGCTCTTTGGCTCTCGCCAACAGAGCTTCTCCTTGGAGGACGGTCTTAGCCATGCTTTTCCTTCTAAAAGGTGTATGAAAACTTATAGTTAACCTGCAGTTAGTCAATGTAAGCGAGCAAGCTATCAAGTGCTTCTGTGCAATCTTCCACCTTATCCGCATTTACCTTTACATCGGCATTGTGCACTTGGTAATAACCCTGTTCCATCTTCGACAGCGGTCGCCCAAGGTGTGCTGACACTACGCCAGCTGTGTTGAAATCTCGGAGTGCGACGGAGTATTGCGTCCGAAATGAGTCGCGCGTTGTTACTTCAGCGGCCCTACGCGTAAAGTAGCCGGGATGGGTTCGAAAAGCCGCAAATAAAGTATCTGTTGTAGCATCAGATAGCGCCGCGAAGGCTCGTGCGGCACCTTGATACTGCGTAAGTCTATTACCAACAATTACGTGAATCTTTGGAATATCTAAGTTGTACTTTTGCGCTTGCGCCGCATAAGTCCAAGATCCATAAATTGGGTGCGGTGGAACTTGGCCATGCAGCAGAATAAACATCGCGTTTGTTGCGACGCGGGATGAGTCGTCCGCATTTACGGGTGTAACAAGCCGATCCGCTGCCGATATTGCTAGTTCTGTATAGATGGAAAAGCTTGGATTTGTGTCGATGAAGACCATCCAATCCGCGTTGCTGTCGCACTTCACGATGTCGCGCATCAGCTCTTTAAAAACGAGATGGACCCATTTCCATGGCTGTACAGCAGCAGTAAGCGCTGGAGCCGAAGCTGCCTGAGAAATGGCCGGGGCCATCGGCTCAAGATTCCCGTCACCGCACAACAAATAGAGATTTTTAGGCATCAGAGCATTCAGCTTAGATACCTGAACGAGAAAACTGTCGGGATTAGGGAGTGCCGCGCCAGCGCCGCCAGCGATTACGGTGCTAAGGTAACCAACTACCGTTCGTGGGGTTGTCTCAGTGCATAGATTGAGAACATGTTCCTACCCTTGTGAGCCTCCACCGAGAAACATCATGCTCGAATTTGCCTGCGGGCAGAGGTCGATCACCAGAACTTTCGTCTTTGGGTGCATTTCCGCGTAGCGAGATGCAACATGAAAAGTAATTGTGCTCTTCCCTACTCCACCTTTGTTATTCCAAATTGCGTAACTGCGAAGCAAAGACATTATTATTTCTCTATAGCGAAATTAAGGACTGGCAACGAGACTTAGGCAACCTGACTACTGCATCCTGAAATTAGACGAGTGGCGCAAAAATAGCCAAGCCGATATATCTGCGAAGGGCTAACACCCATAACTCGGAAAGCAGCGAGGCAATCGCTGTCGTCTTGTATTCTTTACTGCCATTGCCCGCTCCTTGGCCTAGCTGGTTGGCGTTATTCGCTGTTCCTTAGGTTTAACTATAACGGTTGTAAGCTGCAGCGACATCCGGATTTTCTTTACAAATCAGCTGGTGACCGCTTGGCGATCGGCGGTTGACAAGTCGGGCTTTGCGGAACAGCATTAATGCCACGGAGTTTAGAACCTCCGAACGCAGCGGTATCCGCACCCGTCAGCATTGCGGATTTTTTGTGCCTGTCCGTTTTGTGCGGTCGGGAGGGTGACGGATAAAACACCCCGCAAGGGGGAAGAAGTCCACCGGCTGCGTTCGGGTTCTAACCTCCCGACCTCCTCGCGGAGATTTTTAGAACGGCCTTCGCGAGGTTTCACAACTCACGCAGGAGCCGCGTCATGTCTGAATTCCCCGCCTCGCTCGATTTTCAAGGCACACGCCTTTCTATCGTCGACCATCAAAACCAACCTTGGCTGACTGCGCAGGATGTCGCCCGCGCGTTGGGTTACGCGCACGCTAAGAAGATTCACGCACTCTACGAACGGCACAAAGCCGAATTCACTAATGACATGCAAGGAGTCACCGAAACGGTTACTCCTAGCGGTAGGCAAATGACGCGCATCTTCTCCGCCCGCGGCTGCCACCTGCTGGCGATGTTCGCGCGGACGCAGAACGCGGCTGCGTTCCGCCGCTGGGTGTTGGATGTGCTTGAAGGCTGTGTGCTCGCACCGGCTGCCGCAGCGGTGGCGCCCGCCGACCGCGTCCTCACCGATTCGGCTTACCGGCTGGAAGCGCAGCAGTTCGCACAAAGCACGCTGGACCAGTACCGGGCGTTGTTGCCGGCCGGGGTGCCGGCGCCAGCGTGGGATTTAGCCGCTGAACGTCGGCTAGCGGATGGCCTGCTCGCGGCCGCGCTGGCCGCCAACCGCTGGCTGATGAGCGTTGATCACAACCAGCGGCTGCAGCTCTCACCCGTGCCGCGTGAATCCGCGGTGATCGATCCCAAGAACCCCGAAGCCATGGCCACGATCATGAACGAGTACGTGCCGGTGGAGCTGCTGCCGCAGTTGGTGCAGATTGGCGTTGAGCGCCTGGCGCGGCTTGCTCGGCAGGCGGGTAAGGCGGATGGCAGGGCTCTTATTCCGCAGCGTGATCACAACCCGGTCGCATGAAGCTCAACCCACCCGGCAAAGCGCGTACTGCGCTTTTGCCGGGAGTCACCCAATCATCGAAAATAACGCTGCCATGACCAACCCCACCGACCCGATCAGCTTCAAGCCCTACCACGGCACGCCGTATCAAAGGTTCTTCGTCGTCCGCAACACGGCGGACGGCAAGACCAAACGCATCGGCAAAATGCTGGCCCCGAATGCCGAACTGGCCGAAGCCAAAGCCCGCCAACTCTGGGCCAGCGAACCCGCCGGCAGCACGCTGATCGTAGAAACGCCCGAGCAGGCTAAAGCGCGGTATCGGGCGGGGTTGAAGAAGAAACGGAAGTAGCACTTCTGTCCGTCACCCGTGCGACGGCGATTATCCGCATGCAATAAGCAGTTATTCATGGCGTTGGTGGTAATACATGACTATATCGCCAAGCTGCTATGTAGACCCGCCATTTGTGGGCGAGCTTTGGCGCGATTTAAAACGTCGACGCAGCGGTTAGTGTTTATGGTCGCACACCGAAACTATATAGTTCGCGTAGTTTGCTCATAGAATCACTTCAGAACGTTGCCTTGCTTATAAATAGATCCCAGCATCTGAAGCATAGAAACAGCAAGAATCTCCGGGACCAAACTGCCAAGTTAACCGCTTAACATGGCTGAGCATAATAAGCGGTTAATCAACGGGTTGGCAGTTTCAATAAAAATTAGTTATTTATTTTTATTCGGAGATTTCTGATCTTTTATAAAACCGTCAAAACCTCTGTATTTATCCCACCGAACTTGTGCACAGTAATAATTTTCTCCTGCAAAAGTTAAAAGGCCGTCAATCCCTGAAATGGAAGATATTGGATCAACTTCAACTGCGTTATTGCTTTTTGCAACGGTCATTATCGGAGAATTTACGAAACCCATGGATTTCAACCTAAATCCATCTTGCGCCACTGCCGCCTCGCCTCGCCACTCCGACGGAAGTACAATATCGAGAACAACTCCCGCAGGATTAACCAACTCGAAAGCAACTTCGCAAGAACCACCATTATTCGCAAATGTCGATAATCCAGTAGAATTTTTTGATGAAATATTTAAACTATCCCTCCAACACTTCTGCTGCCCAGTAAATAAGTTAGATATATCATATAAGGGCTTCATATTTACAACCAACGGCAGCGGCTTACCTGCAATAGAATTAACGAATTGAGATAGATTTGAACGCAGATAGTTCGTGCTTTGCTCTGTCTTTAAAATTTCGGCTTTAAAACAACTTTCATTCGATGAAGCACAGAGTTCTTCGCAGGTAATTTTGGGGGGCCTAAGCCTTGCGGGCGTAGAAGGCAACGGCGATGGGCATTCACCTTCAAAGCATGCAGATACAATTGAGTAAGACCATTCGTAAAGTCCTCCCGGAGAATTTTGGCGCCGTTCTAGATAGCAATGAAGGGTGACTTCGTGCCCGGGCTTAAGAGCGCGCGGAAGATATTCTTGTCTCTCTGGTGACGGGGCATCAACCTCGATTACCGTTAGCAGTAAAGTGACATAAACCGTCTTGTCTGGACTTTTATTTTTAAGCGTCCACAGCTTGCGACTTCGTTGACTGCCCTCAAACGTGCATAACTCGTCTTCTACCGTATCCAGCCGAGCGCACTCCAATGCACTACCACACGGCGGCGGCCCAGATGATGTAAGTATTCCACGCCCGCTTGTGCATGCCGACACAGCAATTACCAGTAGAAAAATTAAATAGGTTATTTTATTTCTTTTCATATGCCACCTCCCATATAAAAATAAATGATCCACTCGGGACAAAAACCGTAGCCGATCTATCTGCTTTTATGCGCTCGACAACTAAGCGATAAAATCAAAATATTGTTATTAAATAGAATCTCACAGCTTTGACCCGCGATTCGAACCCATTACGATAAATTTACGACACGCTTTATGAGAGTCTTCCCATAAATAGCGTAATTTATGAAATCTTTCATACAAAAATTATCACCTTGCTATCGCTTTCATCTAATCGCTAGGCAGGCGCGCTGAAGTGTAGCTTCAGCGCCAGAGTATTGACGCCCAACAGCCCAACGAGTCTAGATTAGGCAATTTATTCTATTCGTGGGAAGCACCCACCGGACAAATGCGGTCATTACATTTTTTAGGACTGTGGGGCGCAAAAGATCAGGCAGCGAAGCCGCTGAAATAGATTCCCCCGCTGCGCTATTTCTAGTGTCAAGTTTCCCCCTCGAAGTTGACACTGAAACCCGCGATGGTGCTCGCCATGAGCACTACCGCAGAACGTCTCGCCGCTTACGAAGCCGCCGAAGCTGAAATCCTCAGCGGGCAGATCGCGCGCTTTGGGGATCGCCAGTTGACGATGCCGGACCTCGCGGAGGTCCGGGCGGCGATCACGCAATTGCAGGCGCAGCTGCGGCGTGAGCGGATGCAGCTCAATCGCCGGTCGGGCTTTGCGCCGTCGGTGTCTGATTTCAGCGGCGGCGCCTCCCCTTCTTGTGATCCGTTCCGGTATCGGTGATGGCACTGAACTGGGTGGATCAAGTGGTCGCGCATTTCCTGCCCTCGGCGGGGGTGCGGCGGGCCGCGGCGCGGAACGCGCTGGCGTATTACGAGGCCGCGAAGCCCAGCCGGCACCGCAAGCTCAAGGGCAATCGCGCTTCGGGTGATGCCCTGGTGCAGCGGGATGCCGCTACGCTGCGCGCGCTGGCGCGGGATCTAGACCGCAACCATGACCTCGCGCGCGGCATCCTGAATGTGATGGTGCGCAATGTCGTCGGCCCGCAGGGCATCGGCATTGAGCCAACGCCCCGCATGGCGGATGACAAGATCCACGATGGTTTCGCCCGTGATCTGCTGAACCTCTGGCGCGAATGGAGTGAAGCGCCGTGCGTCAGCGGCCGGCGGGATATGGCGACGGTGCAGCAGTTACTGTGCCGCTCCTGGCTGCGGGATGGTGATGCGTTCGGGCAAATGATCGCCGGCCCGGTGCCCGCACTGGTCTACCCAACACGCATACCGATGGCGTTGGAGTTGATCGAATCGGAGTTCTGCCCGCTCGAGTACGAAAACCTCGAAACCGGCATCCGGCAGGGCATTGAAATCAACGCCTGGCGCCAGTACCGCGCCATCTGGCTGTACAAAGACCACCCTGGTGATGGCCGCGAGCTGTCCACCGCGCTGAAGCGCGTGCCGGCGGAAATGATGGTGCATCTGGCGATGCGGGATCGCATCAGCCAGCTGCGCGGCGTCAGCGTGTTTGCATCGGTGATGACGCGGCTGGATGACCTCAAGGATTACGAGGAGTCCGAGCGCATCGCCGCCCGCATTGCGGCGAGCATGGCCGCGTATGTGAAGAAGGGCCAAGGCGATGACTACACGCCGCCGATCGGCCCGGATGGCAACCCGCTGCCCTCGCGGTTGTTGCAAATCCAGCCAGGGATGATCTTTGACGATCTCCTGCCCGGTGAAGAGATCGGCACCATTCAAACGGACCGCCCGAACAGCGGCCTGGTGCCGTTCCGGGATGGTCAGCTGCGCGCCGTGGCCAGCGGTGTCGATGCCGGCTACTCCAGCATCAGCCGCAACTACAACGGCTCTTACTCCGCGCAGCGGCAAGAACTCGTTGAGCAATGGTCGGCGTATCAAACCTTGTCCGGCCTGTTCATTTCGCAGTGCCTGCGGCCGATCTGGCGCCGCTTCGTTGAAACCGCGGTGCTGTCCGGCCTCGTCCAGCCGCCTGCGGGCGTTCGGCCGGAAACCTATGCCCAGGCGGATTTCATGACGCCGGTGATGCCGTGGATTGATCCGGCAAAAGAAGTGCGCGCCGTGCGTGACGCCGCCCGCATCGGCCTGAAGCCGCTCACCGATTCCATTCGCGAGCGCAACGGCTCGATGCAAACCACGTTCGAGAAATTCGCACGCGAACGCGCGCTCGCGAACGAACTCGGCCTGAAGTTCGAATCCGATCCGGCGCAAGACCCTTCCACTAGCCGCAATGCACCGGCCGCTGAGCCGGATAACGCCGCGGCGAACCCTTCTGAACCCGAGCCGAATCCATGACCAAAAAAACCTTCGCTTATGCGCACGGCAAGGGCCACATCACGCTGCAGGCGCGTGCGGAAGGCACCGCCGAGCTGCTGATTTACGGCGTGATCGGCGAAAGCTACTGGGAAGAAAGCATCACCGCGAAATCCGTGGTCACCGCGCTGGCGGAAATCGCCAGCCGGGAAATCACCGTTCGCATTCTCTCGCGCGGCGGCAGCGTGGCGGATGGCGTGGCGATCTACAACGCGCTGCGCAGCAACGGCGCGCGCATCGTCACCCGCAACGAAGGCGAAGCCGCCAGCATCGCCGGGTTGATTCTGATGGCCGGCGATGAGGTGCAGAGCTACGCCAACGCCAGCTTCATGATCCACGCGCCGTGGGGCTATGTCGCTGGTAACGCCGTTGAGCTGCGCGACGCCGCGGACTACCTCGACAAACTCGCCGCCAGCATGGCCACCAGCTACGCCCGCAAAACCGGCAAGGGCGATGCGCACGCGCTGGCGATGATGCAAGACGGCAAAGACCATTTCTTCACCGCCGAAGAAGCCAAGGCCGAAGGCTTTGTCGACGTGATTATCGGCGCCGCCGAACCCGCCGCCGATCTCCCCAACGCCCAGCTCGAAACCACAGCCTTCGCCGCCGTGTTCCCGGATTTCGCCCACCCCAAGCCAACCGCCTTTTCGCGGTTGGTGCTTAACCCCTTTGCCGCCGCCGGCGGCGCGCCCACGGAGACAAAGACCCCCATGCCCAACCCCATCAACCCGGCGGAAACGCCGAAGCCCGCCGACATCGATGCCGCCAAGGCGGAAGGCATTGCCGCCGCAAAAGCGGCGGAGCGTGCCCGCAAGGATGAAGTGCGCGGCGTGTTCGCGGTGCTGCACAACCGCGCGGCCTATGCCGAATTGGAGGCGAAATGCCTCGACGATGACACCGTCACCGGCCTCGAAGCCGGCCGCCGCATTCTGGCGGCGCAGGCCGCCGCGGCGGAGCCCACCCCGACCGGCGGCCTGCCGCGGATCGAAGCCGGCGCTTCGGATCGTGATCATTTCCGCAGCGGCATGATCAAAGCGCTGCTGCACCGCTTTAACCCAACGGCCCATCAGTTGGACGATGAAAGCCAGCGCTTCCGTGGCATGAATCTCGTGCGCATGGCGGAAGAAGCCTGCCGTATCTCCGGCATCCGCGCTTCGGCCGTGCCCGGTGAAATTGCCGCCAAGGCGCTGAACGCCACCACCGATTTCCCGTTCATTCTGGAAAACGTCATCAGCAAAACGCTGCGCGCCGCCTACGAAGGCACGCCGCGCACGTTCCTGCCGTTTTGCCGCAAGGCCACGCTGCCGGACTTCAAGTCGGTTAGCCGCGTGGCCCTGAGCGGCGCGCCCTCGCTCAAGCGCGTGGTTGAGGGCGGCGAATACTCGCATGGAACGATTGGCGAAGGCGCCGAGAAGTACGCCGTGCAGAAGTACGGCCGCATGATCTCCATCACCTGGGAAACGATCATCAACGATGATCTCAGCGCGTTCACGCGCGTTCCGCAGCTGTTCGGCCGCAGCGCGGCGGATCTGGAAAGCGACATCGTCTACGGCGTGCTCACCGCCAACGCGGCGCTCGCGGATGGCACAGCGCTGTTTCATGCCGATCACGGCAACCTCGGCACCGCCGGCGTCATCGGCGATACGTCACTGTCTCAGGCGCGCGAGCTGATGCTGCTGCAAAAGGGCATGGAAGGCCGCTACATCACCGTGCGGCCGGAGTATCTCATCGTGCCGCCGCGGCAGCTCACCGCCGCGCAGAAAGCCGTGGCCCTGCCGATCACGCCGACCAAAACCGCGGACGCCAACACGTTCTATCAGTCGCTGAACGTGATTGCCGAGCCGCGCCTGCAAGACGCCAGTGCCAGCGCCTGGTACCTCGCCGCCAACCCCAACGCCGTTGACACCATCGAGTACGCCTACCTCGAAGGCTACGAGGGCGTGTTCACCGAAACCAAACAGGGCTTCGAGGTGGACGGCATCACCGTCAAGTGCCGTCACGTGTTCGGCGCCAAAGCCATCGACTACCGCGGCCTCTTCCGCAACCCCGGCCAGTAAGGAGCGACGATGAAAAACTATGTCTACAGTGGTGAGACGATTACCGTCACCGCACCGGCCGGTGGCGCCACCGCCGGGTTTCCGCTGCTGGTCGGCAGCTTGATCGTCATGCCGGTGCTCACCGTCGCCGCCGGCACGCCAGTGGCGTGCAAGCTTTACGGCGTCTTCGAGAACATCCCCAAGCTCGCCGGCGACAACGTCGGCCAGCTCGCCAAACTCTACTGGGATGACGCCAACCAGCGTCTGACGTTGAGTGCGGACGGCAACACCGAAGCCGGCGTCGCCTGGGAAGCGGCGGCCGCCGGCACGACCGCCGTCAGCCTGAAGATCAAGGAGTTCTGAGGCCATGAATGTGGCCTCTCTTTCCGCCCGCGTGGCGGCCCGCTGCTTCGCCAAGCTGGGCTCACCAGCCCAATACACCCGCAAGGCCGATGGCGGCGTGGTCTCTACCGTTGCCGTGGTCAACCGCGGCTACGAAACCAGCGGCCATCTCGGCCAGCGCACGCTGACGATCACGCTGCTGCGGGCGGACGTTGCCGCGGTGGAACGTGGCGATGTGATCGCCGCCGAAGAAGAGCGGTTTGAAGTTCAGCGGGAGTCGGCACGCGATGCCGACACCGTCACGGTGATCGTCCGTGCTGTCGCTTAAGGCGGAAGGGGATCGCCTGCTGAACTCGGATGAGTTGCAGCAGATCTCGGTGGCGGCGCTGAACCGCACGATCGACCGCGCGCGGACGCTCGTCGGCCGCAAAACGGTGGAAACGTACAACCTCAGCACGCGCCAGATCGCGCCGTACATCACCGCGCGGCGTGTCTCGCGCAGTGCGAGCCAGCTCGAAGGCAGCGTGGATCTCCATCTGCGTGCGATCAACATCGAAGCCTTCCGGCCGCGCGTCGTCATCCGCTCGTTCACCTACGTGATCAGCGGCCACACCGTGACGCGCCGGCTGCCGACGATCGAGGTTCAGCGCTTCCGTGATGGCACGCCCAAGCTCGTGCGGCCGGCCTTCCCGCTGCATCAACGGCGCAGCGGGCTACTGCGGCGGGGTGAAGAGATCCGCAAGCGCACCAGTGCGGACCGGGACAAGCTGACGCGCATCCGTTACTACACCTTCCCGCGCCGGTTCATTGAGCAAGTGCTGACGCCAACCGTCGCGGATTTCGTCGGTCCGCGTCTGTCGATCGAGCTGGACGCAGCGGTTCGCGGCTTCACCGCGCGCCGTGGCCGCGCGCTGCGGAGTAACTCCGTATGACCGAACTCGACGCCATCACCACGATCCAGACCCGTCTGGAGTCGCTCGGCATGCCGGTGTTCGTACTGCGTGATCAGTTCAGCGGCGCGGATGAACCGCCCTACCTCGGCATCATCTTTGAGTCTCGCAGCGCGCAAGACGGCGGCACACGGCTGATCGGCTCAGACCGCCTGAACGTTGCCGCCGAGCTGCTGATCGTCGGTGCCGTGGCGCTTGATGCCGATGGCGGCGCGGCCGCACCGCTGCAGCTCCTCAACACGGTGGACCGCGCGCTGCTGTCGGCCGAAGCCGATCAATTCTTCCAACCGCTCGGGATCAGCATCGCGCCAACCACGGCCACGGTGCTGCCGCATGAAGAAGGCGATGCCCACACCGAAATCCAAACCCGTTTCACCGTGCAATTCACCAAGACCCTGACATGACCAACCCCGATCTGATCCCGATGTCCGGCGGCTGCTGGCGCGTTGAAAACGGCGCGCTGGTGCCCGATGTCGCCGAACTGCCGCCGGCCACCCCGCCGCCTGCTGAAACCCACGATGCGCCGGAGAACGCCGCATGAGCCTGAATAGTCGCAACCGCACACTGCTGGCGAAGATCGAAACCACTTACGGCACCGATGCCACGCCGGTCGGCGCGACGGATGGCGTTTTGATCTCGTCGCTGGATGTCTCGCCGCTGGAATTGGAGACCGTCGAAAACACCGTGATCCGCCCGTACATGGGCGGCTACACGCAGTTGATCGCCGGCCGCACGGCGAAGCTCTCGGTCGAGGTTCCACTCGCCGGTTTCGGCACCGCCGGCCCCGCCACGCCAACGCCGGGCCTGGACGCCCTGCTGCGTTGCTGCGGCCTGGCGCGGACGATCACGGCCGGCACCAGCGTCGCTTACACCCCGATCTCAACCGGCTTTGAGTCCGCCACGTTCTACGCCTATATCGACGGCACGCTGCACAAGATCCTCGGCGCACGCGGCACCGCCACGTTCAGCCTCGCGACGAAGCAGCGGCCAAGTTACAAGTTCGAGATCACCGGACTCTATTCGCCGGTCACCGATGCCGTGCTGATCCAGCCGACGTTGACGGCCTATCAGACCGCGCTGCCGGTGCAGTTCGGCAATACCACGCTCGCCAGCTTCCTCGGCTCGGCGGCCGGTGTCGCGCTCAGCTCGCTGGAAATCGCGCTCGGCAACACCGTCACCTACCGCAACCTCGTCGGCAACCGCGAAGAAGTGCTCATCACCGATCGCCAGATGACCGGCAGCTTCGAAATCGAAGCGCTGCCGGTGAGTGCCAAAGACATCTGGTCGGCGATCAACAGCCTCGCCCTGTCCGCCATCAGCGTCACGCACGGCACCGTCGCCGGCAACCGCGTGACGCTCGCCAGCGCCGTCGCACAAGCCACCAACCCGAAGTTCGGTGACCAAGACAGCATCGTCACCGTCAGCGGTGATCTGCGCTTCGTCCCGAGCGCCGCCAACAACGAATTCTCACTGACCCTGACCTGATCATGACCACTGAAAACACCGCCGTTGCACAGCCCATCAATCCGCCGATCAGCGGCATCTTCCCGCCGCAGAAAGCCATCACGCTGAGCGATGGCCGATCGTTCGTCATCAAACCGTTCCGCTTCCTGCAAATGGCCGACGCCGCGCGCTGTTTGAGCACCGTCGGCGCGGCGATCACCATGCACGATGTTCTCGGAATGATGACCGCGCTCGTCGAAGCCGGCGAACCGGCCGCGAAGCTGGTGCAGATGGCGACCAGCATGACCGACGCCGATATGGCGAACCTCGAAAGCGACGACGGCATTCACCTGCTCTCGGCCGTGTTGGAGGTCAACGCCGATTTTTTCGCGCGCCGGACGATGACAGCGATGAGCCAGCTGTTGATCGTCGTAGCGAAGACCCTGACGCCAGACCCTGGCTCCAAGGCCGGGTTTCAGGACATGACGCAGGCCGCCGCCGCGGAACCCGAACCGACCGAGACAGCTGGGCCGCCTGTGCCGCTGCACTGATCCAGCACGGCCACCGCTGGCCCGACATCCAGCACTACACGCTCGGCCAGATCAGAGCCTTCCTGGACGCGCACGCCGTACTGGATGCCGAGCGCCGCCGAGACCTCGCGGTGGCCGTTCGGATCGGCAACAGCGACCAAAAGTCATTTCAAAAGTTTATGGAGCGTGATCGTCATGGCTGATCCCGTCGTCAAACTGCGGATTAATCTTGAGAGTGCCGGCGCACAGCGGGCACTGGAACAACTCAACCGCTCGGAAGCGTTTGACCGTTTGCGTGAAAGCGTCAGCGGCGCCTCGCAGGCGTTTGTAACAGCGCAGGCGCGCGTCGCCGAGTTACGAACCGCGATCCAAAACGTCAAACCGACCGACCTCGGCGCCGAAGTCCTGACGCGGGATTTGAAAGACGCCGAGCGCGCCGCCGAAGCCGCCCGCCAACGCATCAGCCAACTGGCCAAAACGCTGCGCGAAAGCCGCGCGTCGGTCGCCGCAGCACCGGGCGCTAGCAACGTCGATGTCTCGGCCACGCTACGCCAGCAGGCCAACCTCGCCCAAGCGCGGCAATCCCTCGGCGTGCGTGACACACAGGCCGTGCGCGCGGAGATCGAGCGCCTGACGCAGTCTTATTCGCTGCTGCGGAGTAGCGGCACGGCCTCGACGGCTGAGCTATCAAACGCTTTCCAGAATTTGCGCACCCGTGTCAGCGAGCTGAAGCAAGAGTTGCGCGGACAAGCATTCGGCGCCAATGCACTGCTGGCCGATGCGCGCGCCTCGCTCGGCGTGCGTGACACGCAGGCCGTGCGCGGCGAGATTGAACGCTTGACGCGTTCTTATTCGCTCCTTCGCAACAGCGGCGCGGCATCTACCGCCGAACTCTCCAATGCCGCTCGGGCACTGCGTGAACGCGTCGCTGAACTTAATCTTGAGTTGTCTGGGCGTGGCCGTGGCGGAGGTATCAGCTCGGCGCTCTCTAGCCAGCTCGCAGCCTTTGCCGCACCAACCGCAATTATCGCCGGTCTGATCGGTATTACGTCCCAGATTGTCCGAACGAATACCGAATTCGACAACCTGGACCAAAAGCTAAAAGCCGTATTCGGCTCTTCTGCTGCAGCGAACGAAGAATTCGCATTTAGCGCGAACACCGCCAATCGCCTTGGCCTTGATATTAAGGCCGTCGCAGAAGGGTATTCGACGCTGGCTGCCGCCTCAAAAGGCACGGTCCTGGAAGGCAAACAAACACGGGACGTGTTTTCTGCCGTAGCCGAGGCATCAGGCAAACTTCACCTATCCACTGACCAGACATCCGGCGCGCTTCTGGCAATTAGCCAGATCATCAGCAAAGGCACGGTATCCGCCGAAGAGCTGCGCGGCCAACTCGGTGAGCGCATTCCGGGCGCGTTTCAGATCGCCGCACGCGCGATCGGCGTCACCACTGAGCAACTCGATAAATTGCTTCGTGAAGGCGCACTCTCGTCGGCCGACTTTCTTCCGAAATTTGCGGCGGAGCTACGCAAGACCTTCGGCACCAATGCCGCCACGCTTGTGTATTCGACTCAATCCAATTTCGCCCGGTTGCGAAATGAAATTAGTCTTCTGGCAAAGGATATTGGCGGGCCTCTGGTTAGCGCGTTGTCTGCCGCCAGCGGTGCCGCCGCTTCTGGGCTAAAAAGTGCCCGGAAGGCACGTGAGGAGGGGAACCGGACAACGTTTGAAGATGGCAGCTCTGCCGTTCTATTCCGCGGCATCCCAATCGAGACCCAGGGACCGCAAACCGATTTCTCTCGTGCCGTGCCCTTTCGCGATATTGGTCAAGCATTCCGCCCCGGTGCATTGCTGAAAAATGTCAGAGACGGCGGGGATGACAATGCGGTAAACCTGTTTTCTAAGCAGGTCGAAACCAAAGCGGTAGCTGATCTACGTGAGAAACTGGCGTTAACAAAGGCGCGTACCGAAGAAGAAAAAGTCTTGTACCAGATCACCGTTGGTGGTCTTAAAAACGCGTCCAATTTAGAGAAAAATTTAGCCCTGCAGATCGCGCGGACGCAAGATCAGCAAGCGGCTGCTGCAAGTCAGCGCAAGCAATCCTCGGCGGCGGATGTCTCGGACTATGAGCGCCAGCGGGCCGCGGTGGCGTCGCTATCAAGCGTGTTGAGTGCGGCCAATGCGCTGGCCTCAACGCAACTGGATACGCAATTCCGCCAAAACCTGATCGGCTATGAGGACTATTACCGTCAGCGCGCCAGCCTGCAGCAACAGGCGAATCAGCAAGAAATCCAGCAGCGGCAAGCGGAGCTGGCTGCGCTGAACGGTCAGGCCTCGGCGGTGCGCGCAGGGCCGGATGCGAAGAGCGCAGAAACGGTGCGCAAGCTGGCGGAAATCGAGTCCAGCCGGATCAAGATTCAGTCCGACATCGCCGCGCTGAAGATCAAATCGGTTGAGATTGATCAGCAAGCCAATACGTCGATTTCTGAAGCCAGCCTGCAGGCCGAACAGCGGCTGAACGACATCCGCCAGCAGATTGCGCAACAGCAGCGCGATGCTGAAACGGTCGCCCAGACTACCCGCGCGCGGCTTGAAAAAGAGCTTGCGCAAGACCTGCTCGGCCCGAACGCCGCCACCTTTCGCGGCTTTATCAACACCGAGGTGACGCAGGCGCAGTTTGATACCGTGAAGCAGCAAGCCGCGGATCTCACCAGCAGCTTGCAGAATCAGTTCGCCACGCTCTCGCAGGGCGTGCAGGCCGGCACGATCACGACCGCGCAGGCGCAAAGCACCTTCGCTGCCGCGCTGGCGCAAACCACCCCGAACCTGCAGACGCTGCTGGCGCAGTTACGCGAGCTGGCGGCGACGCTCGGGCCGGACGCGGCGGAATCCGTCAACCAGATCACCGGCAGCCTGCAGGGCCTGGCCCTGCAGGCGCAGTCGCCGTTCGATCGCTTGTTGGCCGGTTGGAAGGACACGACCTCGCAGCTACAGAACGCCGGCACGCAGTGGGCGCAGAGCTTTACCGATCAGCTCACCAATCTGGCAACCGGCGGCAAATTCCGATTCAAAGATTTCGCCAACTCGGTGATCAGCGATCTGGCGAGAATCGGCATTCAAAAAGCCTTCTCGCAACTGTTCGGTGCCGGCGGCGGAGGGGCAAACATTTTCGCGAGTGTTGCTTCGTCGCTCGGATTCAATAGCGGCGGCGCCGTCCGCGGCCCCGGTGGCCCGACCGACGACAAAATCCCCGCGATGCTCAGCAACGGCGAATACGTGATCCGTGCGGCGGCGGTGCAGCAGTTTGGCGTCCCATTTCTGGACGCGATCAACAGCAATCGCCGCCGCAGTCTTGCGGCGTTTGCCAGCGGTGGCTTGGTCGGCTCCGCCCCGGCGGCCGGTGCGGGATCAGGCACCGTCAACGTCACTGTCATCAACAACTACGACTTCCGCGGCGCAGGCCCGGATCAAGTGCAGCAGCTATTGCAGTACGGCGAAAAGATCAAGGCCGACACCAAGCGCGAGATCTACGACGCGCTGCGGCGCAAAACGGCGCCGATCAAATGACGGACATTCTGATGCCGCCGAGCCTGCGCCCGGAGTCCATGACGTGGACGCTGGAGCGTAACGAGGCGCGCTTTGAATCGCCGACGTCACGCACGGTGCAGCGCGTGGCCCGTGGCGGCGACCGCTGGCGTTGCACGATGCAGCTGCCGGACTTGGTCGACGAACAAGCTGGCGCGCTCAACGCCTGGCTGGACGCCATCAGCCGGGCCGACAACGCTGGCCTGGTGCCGGTGGCTCAGAATCTACCCGTCGGCGATTCTGCCAGCGCGAACTTCGCGGAGCGGCAAGCGCTTTGGACGGATCGCGCGCCGTCGCTGGATTGGACCAGCCTGCAGTTGGTACAACCGATTTACGTGCGGTCATCGGATGCGGTGCTGTATGCCACCTCGATCACGGCCCCGAATCAGTCATCGGCATATCGCAATTTCACCGTCACTGCGGGGCTGGTGTACGAGCTGATCATCGACATCCCGCCGCAGCAATACCCCGGCGGCTACTTTGTCTATAACCCCGGCGGCACCACGGTGAACGCCCGTGACACGCCGCCCGGCGCCGGCCAATTCCGGCACCTGATTACAGCCGGTAGCAACCAGATCACCGTGCTGCTGTACGCCGGCAACGGCGCGCAAGGGTTCATCCCGTCTTACTTCCGCCGGGTGAGTCTGGCACGTGTGTTTCTGGCGGAATCTGCGGCCGCCGCTGGCGCCACCACGATGACGATACTGGGCGGGTCATCCGCCACGCTCAACCGGTCTGCCGCCGCCGGTCAGTTCTTCAACGTGGTCACCACCGCCGGCCTGGAGTTGAAGCGCCTGCAAGTGGATGTCGACCAGATCGGCGGGGCCACGCTGGGCGGCAATGCCGTGAATCACCTCGGCCGGTGTGTGTTTGAGCCGGCACTACGCGGCCCGCTGCCGATCAATAGCGCGATCTCCACCGCCGCGCCGGTGTGCCGAATGGTGCTCGCGGAAGCGACGGCGACATCCAGCATTTCAGCCCCGATCCGCCACGGCATCACGCTGGAACTCGTCGAGGACGTGACATGACGCGTCTTAATCTAGACCCAACCGCCGCGGCCGAATCGGTCAAGCCCAGCCTGCGGGCTGCGAACTTGTTCCGCCTCGCCTTCCCGACCGGCACCGTCTACGCCACCAACGCCGGCGTCGCGATCGCCTGGAACGGTTGGCTGTTCGAACCGGGCGCAACCGTGCTCGGCTGGAGTGGCTACACCGAAGCCGCCGACCTGCGGCCGCGCGGGGTCGATTTCTCGCTCGGGCTGGCCCCGAACCTGATCAGCGCGCTACTCGCCGACGGCTGGCAAAACGCGCTGGTGGATGTCTGGATCGCGTGGCTGGACACGACCTGGAACGTGCTCGGCACGCCTTACGCGATTGCACCCGGCCTGCGGATGTCCACGGCCTCGATGAGCGTGGCCGCCGGCGGCGGCGATCTGCGGCTGAGCACCGAAACCGGCGGCATTTACTTTGATCGCGACTCCGTGGCGCTCTGCACCGGCGCGACGCAGCGGCGCCGCTACGCCACTGATACCGCGCTTGATCGGCTCGACCAAGTCTTGGCGAAGATGGTCGACTGGGGCGGCAAGATCAGCGGTGCCGGCTCGAATGGCAGCGGTGGCGGCAGTGGCAGCGGTAGCGGCGGTGGCGGCAGCAGTGGCCGCGGCGGCACACGGCCGGTGAGCAACTAATGGTCCGCGTCGAAGGCTGGCTGGAAGCGATGCACGCAGCGATTGATCGCTGGCGCGACGTCGACTACGACCGCGTGACGGCAAACTGCCTACTGCTGATCCATGACGCCGTGCTGGCGATGACCGGCGAAGATCGGCTGCTCGCGCTTGGGGTCGATCGCGCCACCGTCACCACGCGCCGCGGCATGCTCGAACTGCTGGCCCGGTTGGGCGGCAGTGACGGCATTCTCGATGCCGCGCTCGGCGAGCGCATTCCGCTGCTGTGGGCGCGCACCGGCGATGTCGCGATGATCCCGACCGATGACGAGCCCGCGTTCGGCATTGTCGACGGCATGCACGTGGTCTGCCTGGAGCATCAGCACGGCATCGCACAGCTGCCGTTGGAGCGCGCCGTTGCCGCGTGGCGGGTGGGCGCATGAGCGGAATTGTTAAAGCCATTGCCGGCGCGGTATTGATCGCCATTGGCGTCGTCGTCCCCGGCGCGCAGTTTTTGATCCCGCTGGGCAGCAGTCTATTAATCGGCGGCATCGTCTCGGAGGTAGCCGGGCGACCGAAACCCGCCAACACCAACGATGACTTGCAGAGCATCAAGGGCAACGTCCGCGGCACCAGCGAATCGCACGCCATCATCTTCGGCAAGGCGCGCGTCGGCGGCGTCATCATCGGTCTGGAAACCAGCGGCAACAGCAATGAGTACCTGAGCATCGCGCTCGCCCATTCGGTGACGCACGCCGGCGGCTGTGACCGCATCGGCCGAATCTGGATGGATGAAACCGTCATCGAAACATCGTCGATCACGGCGACGACGACGCCGGATTCCCTCGGCCAGACGATGCAGGTGTATTCCGTGACCGGCGGCCAGTTTGCCGGTGCGGTGATCCTCTACTTCCGCCGCGGCACGGCGGCGCAGGGTGCGGACCCGTATCTGGCGAATATCGGCATCGGGCAGACCACGGATTACGCCCGCGGCATCGCGGTCAGCCATGTGCGGCTGTACCGCAATGTGAACGACGACGCCGCCTTCCAGAAAGCGTTTTCCGGCCATATTCCGAACATCACCGTCGAGCTGTACGGCCAGCGTTGCTATGACCCGCGGTTGGACAGCACCGCCGGCGGCGCCGGCACGCAGCGCGCGAATGACCCGACCACGTGGACGTGGTCCGACAACTCGGCGATTTGCTCGGCCACGTACATGATCATGTCCGCGGACGACGGCGGCATGGGCATTGCGCCCTCGCAAGTGAATTGGTTTTCGGTTGCCGCGGCCGCGAACGTCTGCGACCAAAGCAACGGCATGGGCGGCAAGCTGTACCGCGTCACCGCCGCGCTACAAACGACGCCGGCGACGCGCGCCGAGAACCTGGCAATGTTGCTCGACAGCATGGCCGGCGTTTGCCTGCCGATCGGCGCTCAGTACTTTTTCTACGCCGGCGCCTATCGCACGCCCTCGTTCACGATCGACGACACCTGGCTGGCCGGCGCGCCGCAGATCACGCCGAAGAACGAGCTTTCGAAGCTCTACAACGCCGTGCGGATCTCATGCCCGGACGAACGCGGCGCCTACAACAACGTTGAAGTGCCGGCGTACACCAACGCCACGTTTGAAGCCCAGGACGGTGGCTTCCGGATCTATCGCGACGGCAATTTCCCAACCTGCCCGGACGTGGTTCAGGCGCAGTTTCTGGGCCGGCTCATGGGCCTTAAATCGCGCCGGCAAATGCAGATTGTGCTGCCGTGTAATTACAAGGGCATCACGCTGGATCTGTGGGAGACCGGCACCGTCAATTTGAGCGGGTTTGATCTCTCCGGCCGCACGTTCCGGATCACGCAGATTGCGTGGAGCGAGGCCGGGCCGATGCTGACGCTGAGCGAAGACGCGCTCGCCGATTACGGCATCGCCGGCCTGCAGGCGATCCCGCCGCCGGCTACGCCGACGATGACCTACGCCAAGCCGCAGGCGCCGACCGGTTTGGCCGGCCTGAGCATCGCCGATGGCGTGCATCTGTCGTGGGCGGTGGCGGATGCCTACCGCTATGACCAAGTGCAAATCTATCGCTCGATCGCGGCCGCAAACGCCTACACGCTGCGTGCGGTGACTTACGGCACTTCCTGGCGTGATGCCGATGTCGCCGGCGTGATCTACGACTACCGCATCAACCTGCGCGGGCCTTATGGAGAAGTCAGCGACTACTCCAATGTCGTCCGCATCGTCGGCAAGACGGTGGCCGATGGCGCGGATCAAACCGAGCCGAACACGCCGACGTCAGTCCGTAATCCCGGCTTTGAAGCCGGCAATCTGGGCTGGACGTCCTCCGGCGGCGCGTGGACGATCGCCGCCGACGCCAACGCGCGCACCGGCGCCCAGTGCGCCTTCATCACCGCCGGCAACAACGCCACGCTCACCAACACCGCCCGCGTTCACATCGGCGCCGGCGATACGCTGATCGCCTACGCCTGGGGCAAGAGCACGGCCGGGGCCGCCGGCACGCTATCGGTGCGGATCTCGTGGCGGAATGTGTCCGATCTGCAAATCGGCACCGCGGCCGGCAATGCGCTTTCGGCTTCCACGGCGTATGCGCTGAGCCGCGCCACCGGCGTTGCGCCCGCCGGCACCGCGTATGCCGTGATTCAGCTCGTGCTGGCCGGCGCCACGGCGGGCACGTGGTACGCGGACGATGTATCGGCCGTGCCGTCCCTGCGCAACCTCGACGAACTGGCCGACGGGCCGACTTACGGCCGCCTTCGCACGAATCAGCTCAGCGGCGGCAATCACCGCCTCACCGTCCCCGGCGGCGGCCTGCAGCTCGGCGATGCGCGCTCGACGCTGGCCCTGCATACCGGCGGCGTGCGCAGCTTGTTTTCCGGCATGACGATTGATGCCGCTTACAGCAGCGCAAGCCCGAGCGTCGTCACGTTTTCCGTGAGCGCCAGCACGCTGCTGGCTGGGAGCGTAAGCATCGCCTACAACGCCGCGGCGACCAGTGTTTCCCAAGCGCGCGGCACCACCGCCAACTACTACCTCTACATCGACGACCCGACCTACGCCGGCGGCGTGCGGCCGCTGATTGCCACCGTCAACCGCGCGGATATGGCCGCGGCGGATGGCCGCATCTACATCGGCAACATCAGCGTCACCGTGCCATCCACCGGCGGCGGCACCACACCACCCGGCAGTCCGGGCGGCGGCGGCGGAGCCATTCCATGAGCTACACCGTGATTGACCAGATCGTGACCGATAACTCCGAGCCGCCGGTCCCGACCGGCGAAACCGTGGTCGAGCTGGACATCAGCACCCGCATCGCACTGCTGGTGCGCGCCGAGCGCGTGCCGGTGACCAACCAGACGCTGGTTAGCGTGCGGGCGCGCCAGATCGACGACGAAGGCACCACCGTGGCGGACATCGACGGCACGCCGATCATGTCCCAGGCCAGCTACACCGCCCCGCCCGACGTGATGGACGCCGCCACGATCAGCCGCGAGCTGGCACTCGCCGCGCTCGGCGAGCCGCCGACGCTCAGTGACGACGGCCAGCCGCTGCTGCCGCTCTCAGCCTCGTTTTGCGCCGCCCTGAACATCCGGCACTGCATCGCCGTATCCGCGCAGGCCGGTGTGCTTTCGCTGCAATCCCTACTGTGAGGTGCACCATGAATTTCGATACCGCGTTTGATCGGCTGATCGGCAACGAAGGCGGCCTGGTGGATCACCCGGATGATCCCGGCGGCCTGACAAAATGGGGCATCAGCCAGCGCAGCTACCCGGACCTGAATATCCGCGCGCTCAGCCGTGACGATGCCAAGGCGATCTACCGGCGTGATTACTGGGACCGCGCCCAGATGGACCGCTACCCCGGCACGATCGCCTTTCAGGTTTTCGACATCGCCGTCAACAGCGGCATCGAGCCGGCCATGCGCATGCTGCAACGCGCCGTTGGAGTGAAGGATGACGGCGACATCGGCCCGGTGACACTGGCCGCGATCCGCGCACGGAATCCGGCGTCCATCGTCATGCGGCTGATCGCCGAGCGCCTGGACTTCTGGCGTTACCTGCCCACGTGGCGCCAGTTTGGCGGCGGCTGGGCCGGCCGGGCCGCCAGCAATCTTCGCTATGGCTCGGAGGATTTGTGATCCCCGTCCCACTCTGGACGCTCGCCGCCGCCGTAGCCGCCCTGCTGGCCTGCAGCGGCGGCGCGTATTGGTTTGGCCGCAGCGATGGCGCCGCCCTCGAGCGCGGCGCGCAAGACCGAGAGCAACGCATCGCCGATGCCGCCGCCGAGCAAACCAGCCGCGCCGTGGCTGATCAGATCGCTAAGATCGAAATCAAGAACGTCACCATCCGCCAGCAAGTAGAGACCGAAATCCGTGAAAAGCCTGTGTATCGCGACTGTGTGCATAGCCCTGACGTCTTGCGCGCAATCAATACCGCGCTCACCGGCACCACAGCCGAGCCCGCTGGTGATCGCCCATTGCCCGCCACTGACGCCGCTCACTGACGCTAGCTTTGGCGCCACCACCGCCAAGCTCGTCGAAGTGGCCGGCCAATACAACCAATGCCGCGCCGCGGCGCTGATCCTCACCGACGCCGACCACCGCAAGGAACGCCCATGAACCCGAAAAACATCGCCGGAACCATCGCCGCAGGCGCCGGCGCCGCCGCCTTTATGATCACCGCCGAACAGGTTAAAGGCTGGGTGGATGTGGCCTCCGCCATCGTCTCCAGCCCGGCTTCCACGCTGATCTTTATGCTGCTGGTGCTGATGATGGTGGCCTGGCTCGCCTACCGCCTGTATTACCGCAACGAAGCCTGCGAAGAACGCATCGCCCAAGTGATGGACGCCATGCGCATCCTGCACACCATGCTGGCCAGCGACGAACGCTACGCCGAACAACTCCCGCCGTGGGAAGAATTCATCAAGCCGGATTCGATCGACGTGCGCGCGCTGCGGAAGATCGGGCGACGCGGGGAAGCCGCCGCGTGAGGCAAACCCGGCAAAAGCGCGTGCGCGCTTCGCCGGGCGTAGTGAACATCATGTGGCCGGGTTGTGATCACGCTGCGGAATAAGAGCCCTGCCATCCGCCTTACCCGCCTGCCGAGCAAGGCGCGCCAGGCGCTCAACGCCGATCTGCACTAGCTGAGGCAGCAGCTCCACCGGCACGTATTCGTTCATGATCGTGGCCATGGCTTCGGGGTTCTTGGGATCGATCACCGCGGATTCACGCGGCACGGGCGAGAGCTGCAGGCGCTGGTTGTGATCAACACTCATCAGCCAGCGATTGGCGCCGAGCGCGGCCGCGAGCAGGCCATCGGCCAGCCGACGTTCAGCGGCCAAATCCCACGCCGGCGCCGGTACCCCGGCCGGCAACAACGCCCGATACTGATCCAGCGTGCTTTGTGCGAACTGCTGCGCTTCCAGCCGGTAAGCCGAATCGGTGAGCACGCGCTCGGCATCCGTCGCGGCCGCCGCCGGCCGACGCAGCTGCGCTTCCATGCGGTTGAACGCGTCGATGTAGGCCAGCTTGAAAGCGAGCGCCTTCTTGCCTGTGAAGCCCATCGCCAGCACCGTGAAGCCGTCACGGGTCAAGCGGTAGAACGGTGATTGGCGGACTGATCCATTCGGCCCCTGCACATCAATGAACGTCTCCGCAAAATTGCGGGCACGTTCGGATGGCAGTTCAGCAAGGAGATTCCGAACGCGCCGTAGCACGTCATCGTGTGACTTGCCGAAGATTCGGGCGACTTCAAGTGACGTCGTGACGGGATGGCCGTCTTCGACGGTGACAATGGGATTAAACGCGCTGGCGTGTGTGAGGGGTGCCATAAAACGCTCCTGTGCGAGATTACGAAACCTCGCCGTGGCGTTATTAGGCGCCACCCACGAGGCGGTCGGGAGGCTAATAACCGAGCACAGTCGGCGGGCAGTTTTCCCCTTGCGGGTGTTGTATCGCCGCCGCCCTCCCGACCATATAAATGGTGCGGGCACAATAAAGCCGGTCTTACGGTCCCGGCGTCCGCTGTGCTCGGAGTTATTAGTCTCCTTTCGGTAATGCTGTTCCGCTACGCCAGACTTGTCAACAACGGATCGCCAAGCGGTCATCGCCTGATTTGTAAAGAAAATCCCGCTGTTATTGGGCAGCATTATGGTTATATTAAAAACGGGAACAGCAAGCCCAAGACAATCAAACATAGGGATGTGGCATGAAAACTTACGCGATCATCGTGATCTCAGCGCTTTTTCTCGCGGGCTGCGCCACCACAAAAGACTGGTCAGCAACCGGCGGCAGCCGCTCCGATGGCACTGTGCGCCTTTCGTATGAGTTCGGCCAGTTCGAAAAGCCGGAACTCAGCGAACAACAGGCTGTTACCCTCGCCTCGCAGCGCTGCAAAACGTGGGGCTATACAGGCGCCGAAGCCTTCGGTGGCCAAACCCGCACCTGCAACTTATCCAGCGGCGCTTTCGGCAACTGCCAGCGGTGGCTGGTCACCAAAGAGTACCAGTGCACTGGGACTGGCAGCGGAACGAAATAAATCGACCCCTAGGAGTGGCAGGGAAATTTTGTCCTGGCACGTAGCGCTAAGGAATTAGAAGGAAGCAGAAGTGAATTACATCTACATGGACAATTATCGCGGGTTCGAGAACACCTTTGTTCCCGTTAATCCTGCGACATTCCTTGTTGGAGAAAATAGCACCGGTAAGAGTTCGTTTTTGAAGCTTGTCTACCTCTTTTCCAAACCGCAATTTTGGTTTGGCCGCGGAGAGTCGTTTAACGACCACGCTGATATGGGCGGGTTTCACGACATCGTTTCCGCCTGGGCCGCAGACAAAAGCTATTTCCGAGTCGGTTGGGTGGCCAAGTCCGAGAACAAAAATGACCGAGACGTTGAGCTTGTAATCCTGGAATTTGGATCAAATTCGGGCAGCCCCGACCTGAGGCGCTTTGTCGCGCTTCGCGAAGGAAATTTGGTCAACGTAATTTATGAAAAACAACGAACCAAGTATAAATATTCTCAATGCGACAATTTGAACAATCTCGAAGGCCAAGACCTTTTTACACAAGCTCGAGCATTGATTAAGTCTAGCGTTGAAGATAATCATGGATTCACTTTTCTTCCGAAAGACTTTCCGCCAAATCCCCCAGTTCCAATACTACTTTCCGTAATTAATTCTGTTGAGAAGGGGGAATCAAAAAACCCCTTCTCCCTTGAAGCCGAGCTTCCAGATATTCTTGATCTGACGTGGATAGCTCCTATTAGAAGTAGCCCACAACGAATTTACGATGGTCTTAGGCATTCGTTCTCACCTGAGGGGGAACACACCCCATTCGTACTCAGCCGTTCGTTACGAACTCGATCCAAAACCTCAAATTTCGTTGACAAGCTGTCCGCGTTCGGTCGATCCAGTGGCTTATTCGAATCGATAAAGACTCATTCCTTCGGCAATTCACCTCAAGCTCCATTTGAAATTCTGATCAAGTTTTCAGATGTCGACCTGAATATAAACAACGTTGGCTATGGCGTATCACAAGTTCTGCCGCTTGTCGTCGAATTTTTGACCTACAGAAAAGAAAGGCGCTTTGCCATTCAACAACCCGAGGTACATCTGCATCCAAAGGCTCAGGCTGCGCTAGGCGATTTGGTTTTTGCCTTGATGGAAGAAAGAAGTCATGAATTCCTTATAGAAACGCATTCAGACTTTTTGATTGATCGGTTTCGGCTAGCGGTCTCCCGCAGCGATCACAAAATTAATGCGAATGTTCTTTTCTTTTCTCGACGCGAACATGGAAATCTCGTAACCCCTATTTCTATTTCCAACGATGGGAAGTACGCAGATGATCTGCCAAATGATTTTAGGGACTTTTTTATCAAGGAAGACCTTTCCCTACTGGATTTATAATAATGACAATCGTTGTGGACGTTAACACTCTTCCCTGCGTCTTCGACTCAAACAATGAGCATCACGCAAATTTTATACCCGTATCTCAATGGATAGAAAATGGCGACGGGAAGTTGGTATTTGGAGGGACGAAATACAAAGCGGAACTCGCTAAGATGCCAAGATACTTGCGCCTAGTTAGGCGACTGAAAGACCTAGGCAAAGCCATAGGAATTGATGATACGCCTGTAGATGCCGCACAGGCAGAAGTCGAAAAGATCGTTGACATCACGAAGTGCGATGATCCACACATCATTGGCCTACTGGGAGCGTCTAGATGCCAACTTTTGTGCTCGAAGGACAAAAGATCGTTCAAATACGTTAAAGATCGTGCTTTGTATCCTAGAGGTTGCCCAAAAGTGCGTGTCTATACTGGGCCGAGAAACGCGGGATTGCTGTGTACGCGCAATATTGTTCGGCTCTCGAATGCCAGGTAACGGAGTGTTGCCACCCAACAAATCGTTGCAGCGGACGCTTGAACCGCCGTCGATTTCTGCTGCGGTAAAAACTGACTTCGCCTCAAAAGCCACGGAATTTAGGCGGGCCACTCTCCTATGCTGATTACGCTCTACAAAAATCAAAGAGTTCGTGCGAAGATAGTAGGAAGTAGCTCGATCAGCACCTGCCCCTGGACAAGTCTCCCGGGAAAGGCGCATGTGAGGCATGTTCGCCGGTACTGGACTTCCGACGCAGGACGGTCACCGTTTCAGAATGGATACGAGCCGCAGTCGGAGTGGAAAATGACGGTCGCGGCTGACGAAGCCAACACCAATAGCCAACCCATTATTCCACATAACCCCTACAGAAAGCTGCTATCGTACCGAACTAAAATTATGGGGCCTACGCCCGGTCCGATAATTCGAGTCGGTCGTCTAATTGCAGTTAGCCCTTAGGAAAATTTATGTTCGAATTCCTCGGTTCGCTTCTTTGGGTTGCACTCTTTGCAGGAGTTTTGTGGCGTCACGATAAGCCTATCCGGCAACTTCTTAGTTCGTTGAATAAGAGAATTGAATTGGGCGCTAGCATCAAAGCAGGGCCGTTCGAGTTAGCAGAGGTCAAATCACAAGATTCCGAGCAACAACGTCTAAACCTAAATCATGAGGCAGAAAGCGTGGCATCAGAACTGGTGCCACAGCCCTCTCCAATCGACAAAGCCTCTGCAAAACTTGCATACTTGCACGCCGAAGATTTAGCGCTTCGGGCTATTCAAAATGAGTTCGGCGCTCCGATAGCTCGGCAGGTGGAGCTTGGAACATTTGCAACATTCGACGGCTTCTTTGCTAGGAAAGGTGAGCTATATGTAATTGAAGTTAAATTACACCGCGCACCACGAAATATTAAAATAGATGGAAATCTGATTCGTGACACGCTATGGAAAGTCATTGGTCTTGGACAGCAGAGACTGAAACTTATATACGTCGCAGTTTTCGATGCACGGGATATCGATATCGCAGCCGAGGAGGAGAAGCTCCGCTATCAGTTCAGCCACTATCAAGACAGCGTCATTGTCCGCTGCTTTACTTTAATCGATTTAAATCGTCGCTTTGGTGTAGATGGAGAGCAAGGCTAA